CACAACGGATCTACCTTCCAAGTTACCGGAAGCGACGCCGTCTCCCAAGGAAGCGGCATCGGGTCGAGCGTTGCAGGTATCGTGTTCAGCGAATTTGGCTTGGCGAACCCGTCGTCTTGGGGGTTCTACAGGCCGATCTTGGAAGAAAACAACGGGTGGGCGGCGTTCGTCAGCACTCCCAGAGGACGCAATCATTTACTTCAGCTCTACGAGCACGCCAAGCGAACTCCTGGCTGGTTCGCCGAGCTTCTCACCGCCGACGATACCAAGGCTCTTTCGTCAGAAGCTCTTGCCGAAACCCTGAAGGAATACGTCGCGATCTACGGCGAGGCCTACGGCCGGTCGATCTACGACCAGGAGATGTTCTGCTCGTTCAACGCCGCCACGATCGGCAGCTTCTACGGAGACTTGATGGCGCAGTGCCGCCTCGACGGTCGCATCTCCGAGGAGGTCGTGGCGCTGCCGGACAAGCCGGTAAACTATTCCTGGGATCTGGGTGTCGGCGACGACACTAGCATCTGGGCGTGGCAGGCGGTCGGCTCGCAACTGTTCGTGCTGTGGCATTACGCATCGTCCGGCGTCGGGCTCGAGCATTATGTGGACGTCGTCGAGAAAGCGGAGCGCGAGCACGGTTGGAGCCACGGCAGCGATTATGTCCCGCACGACGCCAAGGTCAGGGAGTTTACCAGCGGCCGAAGTCGAGTGGAGACTATGGGCAAGATCGGCCTCAAACCAATACTTGCACCCGATTTGTCCGTCGACGACGGGATTAACGCCGTACGAAGAACTCTGCCTTTATCGTGCTTTCATCCGCGCTGCGAGGTCGGCGGCATCGATGCTCTCGAACAATATAGAAGGGAGTGGGACGACGACAAAAAGTGCTTCCGGGCCAATGCGGTCCACGACTGGACCTCGCACCCGGCCGACAGTTTCCGATACCTCGCGCTGAGTTGGCGCGCGGCTCCGCGGCTGGTAGCAAAGCAGCCCAAGCTCGAAGGCTGGCGCATTCCGCCGCCGGCCGAGCCGAAGCGCGGAGGGATTGTTTTATGAAAAGGAAAAAGCTCTCGCTGGCCAAGCAGCAGCTCCTGCTGGAGAAGCAGCAGGTCCAACAGCAGCAGAACATGCTCGGCGACAACCAAAAGATGCTGGGCGACATGATACGGATTGCCGTGGCCATCGAGCGGTTCGAGAAGGCGCAGCATATCGCGCATCAGCAGATGGTTCGGGTGACGGAAGGGCAGGGCAGCGTTAGCGGCCGGATATCGCGCATCGAGACCATAGTGGACCGGGCCGAGCAGTTGCATTTGAGCTTGGCCAAGGTGGTGTCGTCGTTGTTGCGCAAAACGAAGAACGACATTCCGCCGAAGTATCGCAAGCAGATCGACGCGATAGCGCGCAGGGCGAAGGCGGATGGCTGAGCCCGGCAAGAGGGAATTCCTCACCGAGGAAGTTCGGCAGTCGATGGTGAACGCGCGGTTGCGCGACGTGCTGAACGAATACGGCGGCGGCGTCGATATGATGCTGCTGCTGCAGATCATGCTCGATGCGATGAACGCCAAATTGACGGCGGGCGACGTTGCCGCGATTTATTCTTATCGGTGCCAATCGAGAGACCGCAAAGATGGCTAGGCCCAAGAAGGCCAAAAAGGCCAAGCTGCCGACGATGCCGAGATCTTACAAGCGCATGATTGCCGAGGAGGTCGCAAAAAAGCGCATGCGATCTCTCGGCCGCAAAAAACAGGCATAGCTCCGATGGCCGACGACGCCGACAAGCCTCCGGTCGAGGAGGACGTCCGTACCGACGATCACGAGTACAATCCCTTATTGGAGCCCGACAGCGCCAAGGCGTGGCTGAACCTGCTGCAAGAGAGCGAGGACGCTTTCGAGAGCTGGAACTGCCATTGCGACAACATCGATCGGTTGTATGCCAGTCTGGAGCAACTGGCGCACGGCCGGACGGGGACGACGGAGCGGTCGAAAGAATATCAAATTTTTTGGGCCAATCAGGAAGTGATCAAGCCGGCGATCTACGCCAAACCTCCGGTTGCGGTGGTGGCGCCCAAATTCAAGGACAGGAGAGCGGTTTACCAGCAGGCCTCGGAGGTGATGGAGAGGTGCTGCAACGTCGCGTTCGACCTGACCCGGATCAACGATTTGATGCTGTTGGTGCGCGACGACATTGCCTTGACGGGCCGCGGCGTGGCCTGGTGCCGTTACGAGAGCGCGGGCGAGGGCGATCACGACGGCGAGCGGGTATGCATAGACTTCAAGGGCCGACGAGACTTCCTGCACAGCATCTCTCGTAACTGGCGCGAGGTGACGTGGGTTGCGGCTGCGAGTTATTTGACCCGCAGCGAAGCGCGCCAGCGGTTCAAGGAATACAGCGGCGACGCCTATCAGGAGGCCGAGTACAAGGTCGACAAGGACAGCAAGGAGATCGGCGGCGCCGACGCGCGAGAGCGTGCCAAGTTCTGGGAGATCTGGTCGAAGGGCTCGGGGAGGGTGTGCTGGGTCGCGGAGGGCGTCGAGAAGATTTTGGACGAGGACGAAGCGCATTTGGATTTGCAGAACTTTTTCCCTTGTCCCAAGCCCGCGTACGGTTCGGTTCAGCGCGGATCTCTGGTCCCGGTGCCGGACGCCATGCAGTACCGGGACCAGATAGAGGAAGTGAACATGCTGACGGCGCGCATACACGCGCTGAGCGACATGCTGCAATGCAAGGGTTTCTATCCGGCGGGCGGCGACGCCGCGGAGGCCATTCAGACGGCGATCGCGATGAAGTCGGATGCGGTGATCGTGCCCATCAGCAACTGGTCGTCGTTCGGCGCCAACCGGGAGCCGATCCTGTGGTTGCCGATAGAGATGATATCGAACACCATTACTGCGTTGGTTATGTTAAGAAAACAAGTTATCGACGATATATATCAAATAACCGGCATGGCCGACATAATGCGGGGCGATACCGATCCGCAGGAGACGCTGGGCGCGCAGCGCCTGAAGAGCCAGTACGGCTCGACGCGCATTCGCGACAAGCAGCAGGAGCTCGTGCGGTTGGCGCGAGACCTCGTGGAGATTACCAGCGAGATCGTCACGGAGAAGTTTGCCGACAAGACCATCGTCGAGATGTCGCAGACGCAACTGCCGACCGATCGGATGCAGCGCGATCGTATGATGCAGATCGAGCAGCAACTGATGCAGGCGCAGCAGCAGATGCAAATGGCGCAGCAGACGATGCCGCCGACGCCGCCGCCCGATCCGACGCAGTCGGCGCAGACGCCGATGCAGTCGAGCCCGCAGCAGCAGCAGATACAGCAGTTGCAGGCGCAGATGCAGCAGGGCATGGCCGAGATCGAGACCATCAAGCAGGAGCCGACGATCCAGCAGGTGCTGCGGCTGCTGAAGGACAGCCGGGTCAAGTCGTTCGTGCTCGACATCGAGACCGACAGCACGATCATGTCGGACGAGCAGGCCGAGAAGCAGGCCCGCGCCGAATTCGGCACGATGATGTCGAATTTGCTGCCGCAACTGGGAGCTTTGATCCAGAGCAATCCGGCCTATGCGGAGTTCTGCGGCAAGTTTCTCAAGTTCATGACGGCGCCCTATCGCGCCGGCCGCGAGTTGGACAGTTCGATCGACAATCTCGTCGAGTTGGTCGAGCAGAAGGGCCAGCAGGCGCCGCAGGACGACCCGATGACGGCCAAGAGCAAAGTCGATCTGCAGATCGAGCAGATGAAGCTGACTTACGCCAAGACCAAAGACGACGCCGACCGGCAGGCCAAGATGATGCAGGCCCAGATGACGGCGCAAGGCAAGATACAGGACAACCAGATCGACGCGCAGGCCAAGGGCATGGAGGTTCAGGGTCGGCAGCAGGAGCACAATGCCAAGCTGATGCAGATCCAGGCCGACGCCGCCAACAAGCAGCGCGAGCACGAGTTCAAGCTGCGCGAGGCCGCCACGAAGGCGCAGGCCGACCAGCAGAAGCACGCGATGACGATGCAGCATGCGGCGGCGAAAGCCTCGCAGGCCGATCAGATGGCGCAGGACAGAAGGGCGCAGCAGCAATTCCGGATGACGCAGCGGCCCGGCGGGGGCGTCGTTCCATGATGAAGAAGGGCGACCGCGTCAGGTTGACTGCGCGAGCCGCCCGAAGTGCCGCCGAAGGTTACTGCCGTTTGCGCCGCAAGCATCCGCCGGACTGGCTGCATCGCTGCGGCACGGTACAGCACACGCCTGGGATCAGCAGCGGCAACGTTCTGGTGATTTGGGACGGCCTCAAGGGCCACGACAGTTGGCCCAAGGCGGCGCTGGAGCCGATCGATGCCGATCGGTGATCTTGCGCGGCAGGACGAGTACGACGTTCCTCTCGAGCAATCGAGCGGCGTCGGCTGGGCCAACAGGGTTGCGGAGAGACTGCCGGATACGTGGCCGGCACGATTGGCGAGGGACGCGATGGGCGCCGTTCTGGCGCCGGGTCGCGCGCTGCAATCCGATACGCCGATTACGTCGGAGCAGATGATCGAGCCTATGGCTAATTTGGCCGGATTGGTAATGGGTGGGAGTTACGCCAAGCCGGCGACGAGGGATGCGTCGGGGATGGGCATTAGGGCCTATCATTCCTCGCCGCACGACTTTGACAAGTTCGATTTGAACAAGATCGGCACGGGCGAGGGCGCGCAGGTTTACGGGCATGGGTTGTATTTCGCCGAGAACCCGGCGGTGTCGGGGCAGGGCGGGCAGTATTGGAAGCAGTTTTTGAATAGGTTTGGCGGAACAGAGCGGGAGGTCGCCGAACGATTAAAGGCGTCCAACTTTGACCGCAAGGCGGCGACAGGAAACATAGACGAAGAGCTGGCGTGGCTTGAGTACAATGCAAAGCACGCAAGTAACCCGCAAGCTGCGGCAAAACACGCAGAGATGTTGGAGGCATTGCGTAGACTTGAAAGCGGCCAGCCTGTCGGTCCCCGCACTTACGAGGTCGATATCAACGCCGATCCGGCGCATTTTATGGATTGGGATAAGCCATTAAAGGAGATGAGCCAGTCAGTCAAAGATGCGTTGAGAGATACGTGGATGGTTCATCCAGAAGGATATTCGCAACAAACTGGTTCACAGATTTACAAAATCAATGAAAGGCAGATGGCAACTGGTGGGAGCGGTCTAGCATACAAAATGAACGAAGCCGGCATCCCCGGCATCAAGTATCTCGACGAAGGATCGCGCGGTATGGTGCGCCAAGCGGACGAATTGCTAAAAATATACGAGACGCCGGAGCGTGTGCGCGAGGTGGCTCGTCAAGCCATCAAAAGGGGTGAGGATGCCGATTATTGGCAGAGCATTCTGCGCGGCTTGGGTGACAGAACTCACAACTACGTCGTATTCGATCCTGGCATCGTCGACATCATGAAGAAGTACGGCATTGCAGGCGCGGCCGTACCGCCCGTCATGGGCGCGCTCGCCGCCCAAGACAATTATCGGCAATAGGAGGAGACCATGGCCCAAAGCGCACTGACCGTAACGACGCCGAACCCGACGCCGCCGACCAACATGAGTTTTACCGGAGCGACGCCGC